TTTCTGACCAGTTGCCTGCTGACATCTTTTGCTCCACGGTGTTAGACAAGTTCACTAACAGTTTACGCAACTCTTTTGGAGTCAGTTCCATCTTTTTACGCAACTGATTGAACATAACGCCTTTACGAGGTGTCCATTTTGCTGCTAAGGCATTACCTTGGACTAAAGCGTCTGCGGTGATTGAGACCATCAGATCATCGTACTTGGTTTCTAAGAAGACGTGCAAGTCATCCCAGCGGCCAAGTTCTACAATTTTACGCATGACAGCGAATACATTGCTGTCTGTAACAACTTGAGTGATGAGATTACGGAATTGAGTACGCTCACCTGCACCACCACGAACATCACGCAACCAGAAAAGAATTTTGAGTGTCAGTGAAGGGTCTTCGCGGTAACTTGCTGAAAACTGAGTGCTAATATCTTTACCACGAGACGCCCCTGCGATAGAATAAAAATCTAAACATGCGCTGTTGGTGGTACCATGTGTTGCTGCACCGTTTAGAGTACGATGGTTGCCTGAGTTAACTGCATTAAATAAATTTGACATATTTCACCTCATTGTATAGTACGGGATAGTTGAATAGTTCATGTTGCTGAATCTATCCGCTTTAAACAAAAAGCCCACGCATTTTAACGTGGGCTTTTATGTAAGTCAATAGTCAATTTAGACTTTAGTGATAGAAACTTCACCTGCACCTTTACCTGATGTTTTTGCTGCATACAGCCCATCACCACCTGCAAACTTAGATCCGAAATCGTCATGTACAGTGTAGCTAGGATATTTCGTTTTGAACAGTGCCAGCATTTCATCTTTAGTGCCGGTAGACATTACCGAGGATGTCTTTGCACCAGATGCTCTGAAAGACAGTTTGTAATTAGACTCATTAAGATATTGTATAAAGCTCTTCATCTGCATATTCCTTAAAGTTAAAGAAGATATTTATAGATACTCCTCTAAGAATATAAATAGTTAAAACTAACTAGAGGATACTAAAATGGCAACATACACTACAACTCAGATACAGTCTAGCCCGGTACCTGTCCTTCGTTTATCTGTGAAGGTAAGCAATAACTCAGACACGTCTAATAACGCTCTGCGTATTCAAGTTAAGGTAGGTTCTGATTGGGTTACTGTAGCAACACATCGTAGCACCACTGCTCGTTTCGTTGAGACAGGATCACAACCAATTCGATTTGAAGTTACCGGAACAGTCCAATACGATTTATTTGATGTCGTATAAGGGGTATACCAGATGATCACATCGGTGATTACAACCAACATTCTTAAACCGATGTTCAGAAGCATCTGGCGGGGTATATTCACTACAATATACGACCTCACCCGAGATCAAGAATACCTTGGGCTTTCACTGAATGGTTTAGATGAATATGGTTACTTTGGTGGCAAACTTGTTGACATTGATGAAGACATCGACATTGAATGGTATCAGAAAGCAACTTGGTTTAATTGCTCAAGACGTTATTAAGGCTTTTGAACATGCCAGTCTAGACTGGAAAGGATGGGCTGCAATAGCTGGTAATGAGGATTTAGATAAAGGTGGATTAGCTGCGCTGTATGGTGCTTTACAAGTTATCGAAAACGCATATCAACGTAGACGATTAGATCGTATTGAAAAAGCATTAGGGCTCAAGTAATAAAGAAAGCCCCGCAGTTGAGGGGCTTTCTATTTGTATTGCACTGACACAAGTTTTCCACGTCTTAAATACTTTGCCTCTTTAATACCCTTGTCTTGCAAGTAAGTTCTTAACTCACGCCAACAAGCAATAGTGAAGGTTCCACTTAAAGCCTGGATAAACACTGTATCGCCGAAGTAGGTCAAAGTTACGCAAGATGTGAATGTATAATCCTGCCTGTTTTCGTTTGTACGGTATACCTCAGTGATGACTTGTTCCACATCTAATACTTCTCTAAAGTTGCTTGTGGTACTGCTATGATCCATTTGTATTGGACATCAGCCTTAGCGACAACATAATTAAATCTATTGTCTACAACATATTTATCACCAACCACAACCACAACATGAGGCTCATTAGTTTCTGTTCTGACGATCCACACTGAAGTAGATACACCTAACTTCTTAGCTTTTTTGTAAATGAACAGTGCATAGTCTTCACAATCACCTACCAAGCTAGGTGTCCATTTTTCAGATACGCCATACTGAGTATTATCTTTGACGTATTGATGTTGGCCTATGTAGTTCTTATGAATGTTTCCTACCTTTGCCTGGTCACTCAATGTAGAGCAAGCTGTTAAAGATAAAAACGCTAATGCTGCTAATACTAATTTTAATGTTTTCATGTTTAACTCCTCCTCTATTTAAGTATAGTATCTGATGTTGGTTTGTCAAGTATTTAACGTAAAAAGAAAGGGAGCATTGGCTCCCTTTCAAAGTGTTAGTGACTTATTAATTGAAGTCACTGAACACTGAGCGAGTCTTTGAAGTTGTTGTGGTGCGTACTCGAGAAGTGTCAACCTGTGTCAAGTCAGTGATTGTGGTGTTCAAGTTCACGCCTGATTGTTGACCGTTGCCGTCGTTGTAACCTACAACTGACACATCTTTAGTATTCAACACGTTGACATTCGAGTTGAAGTTGCCTGCTGTATCGAACAACACCTGGTTGCCAGACTTAACAGTAACGTCATCACCTACGCCTAAGCCGCCGTGATCTTTGTCATTAATAGTCGACACAGACACTTCGTAACCTTTAATGGTCGAGACGTTGTTGCGTTGAGTTGTTGTATCGCTAGACGCATTCGTTTCACTTGCACCAACGCTGTGGTTCAAGTTACCTGCTGTCAGTGTAGTGAAGCAGCTGGTTGTGTCTGAGTTAGACGTGCCAGTTGTCTTTTCACTGATCAACGTTTTTGTGTCGGTTACACCAAACTTCGTGTCCACCACATAACGATGATCTGCTGGAGAACAACCTGCGCCGCAGTTACGGCTGCCAACATCTTCAACACCACGTTGAGTGCTGTACTTGATTTCGCGGTTGTCGATGGTGCCGGTTGTTACACGATTTACATCAGTGAAAGTTACTGCACGTGATGTAGTGGTACCAAATGACACTTCTGCTACTGCAGATGTTGCTAATAACGATAACGTCAGGCCTAAAAGTAACACTTTGATAGATTTCATATCTTCTTCCTCAATGGTTTGTTTAAAACATTAACGGTAAATTTCTGTACCCTTCACACCACGAACGTCTGCCGGGATGTTCAAAGGATATATGTGTTTTTGTACAAAGTCAAGCGCTTCTTTGTGACTATTAAATTCTGTTGCTACGTTCACACTGAACAACTGCTCATATTTACTAGACGCAAAAGGTAAAATTTTAAGATTGCTTTTAACTTCAACAGGTAAAGAACTGACTAATTCTTTATAACCGCGACCACAAGCCGAACAATCTGAGTAATTACCCAACCAAACACGATACTTGCGATAACCTCCAAATTGCTTCTCCTTCTTTACTTCTACCTGTGGTTGTTGGTTTACAACTTGAACAACCTGTTGCACTTGCACTTGTTGTGGTGCAGGCGGAGTGTATGCTGCTAAGATTTCAGGACACTGAGATAGTGCTGGCTCAATTCGAGCAAGTGCAACAATATCAAAGCCCATTGTTCTTGCGTCTACACAACTTTTAAACAGTTTAGCAAACTGATCCATTCTGGAAGACTGCAACTGAATTTGTTGAACTTCAACAATTGTTTTCTGTGCGTATTCACATGAATCGCCGCCGAAAGGAATGTTAACGCCTGCGAATACACCTACGTTATCCATTGACTTTCCACCAAACCCTTGCTTAGATGTATGTACACCTAGGCTAACAGTAGGCTCAGCACAGCTAACACTTCCGATGGTAGAGTAGCTATTGTTGCCTCCCATTGTTTGAGTGTTGTTGACAGGCATTACAACTGTAGGCGATACAGTTGAACTATTGATCTGACTGTTGTTTAAATTAGGATTAAACACGTCGGATGGCAGAGTACAGCCACCTGTCGGACATGTTTCGGTTGCTACCGAAACAAGTGGAAATAAAAGAAGTGCTATAATGTGTTTTTTCACAGGTGCTCCATTAGGCGTTATTCGCCGTATCAACTTACAATGTTGAGTATAATACAGTTAAGCGGTCATCCCGTCAACTCTTTTTTCACCTAATTTGTAAATCGTGTTCAGTGTTTCCAATTCCGTTTCATCTTCATTGATTGAAACGATAGTGCTGGTGCGAATTAATGTAGACTCGCCCCATTTGGAATCGTCTTGTAGACGACCCATGACCACTGGACTATCTTTGCCGAACAAAGTGTCGTTGATCCACCAGTTGTTGATTGTACCGCCGATGCGCTTATTCATTCTAAACTCCAGTCACTTTAACACGAGCAACGGTATGTGTTGGATAAAAATACATTGCTGCTTCTTTATCCTCTTGTTCTTTTGCCCAAACATAGACACCAGCTTCGTCAATTAAGACGTCTTCGACATCAATGAAATTAGGGCCTTTAACACCCGCTTCAGCTTGAAACTGTGGTGTTAAGATAATACTAACATTTTTTTCACTCATGTGATGTCTCCTGTTAATTAGGGTTTAGGACAGTGCCTCATGGTTTTGGACCGATGCTCTCCCAACTGAGCTACTTTGCCTTTCGACTAGGTTGGACTTGAACCAACGACCCTCGGTTTGGTTTAATGTTGCTGTAAAGGCACTTTAGACAGAACTCATTTTTAAGCGCTCTAACCGACTGAGCTACACTCCTGGAGTGGAGTGGTTGGACTCGAACCAACGACCTCTCGCTTAGCAGGCGTATTTTTGGTTGCTGTATGAGTTCTTTCTAAAACACCTTAAAACATTGAACAGGGCTCTTTTTCTTTACGTGTGCTACCAATACACTAACTCCCGTCTGTTCGGGAGTGCCGGATTCGAACCGGCCCCACGTGCTCCTGAGTGCAATTTGTTTGTTGCTGTAAGAGCCCTTTTCAATGTTCTAATGTGCAGGACACAATTAACGGTTTTGATTAAAAGTCAAATGTTTGTTTGTGTTGCTGTAAGTGTCCTTTAGACAGGTCCCGTTTGTGCGCTAACACCAAAAGTAAGCAAGTTTTTGTTTGCTGTATGGGAACCTTTCTAAAACACACTTTCTTCGTCTTTACGTTGTCTATTGTACAGTGTTTATTCACGCTGTCAACAACTATTTTAAAAATATCCCCTCTTGTTATGGAGAGGATATCAATTACAGCCGTAGATAAAACAAACTACGATTGCTCAGACTCTTTTGTCCGTTGCTACAACTGGACAACACATCTTACAGGTCATTAACTAAGCAGCCTGTAACCTAATCTCTTAGTTAGATGCCGGTCTTTCCCGGCTGTCAACGACAAACTCCAACCGAAAGTTGGTTAATGAAGTGCATTTTTATTATACACTTCTACAATGCATCTATCTTGAAATACATTGTAGAAGTATATGGCGCGCCCTACTGGATTCGAACCAGTGACCCTGTGCTTAGAAGGCACATGCTCTATCCAACTGAGCTAAGAGCGCTGTGGTGGCCCCACCTGGGATCGAACCAGGAACCTGACGATTATGAGTCGTACGCTCTAACCAATTGAGCTACAGGGCCGAAACTATGTTTTAAAAGAGCAATTTTGTTTTCACTGTATGCTTTATATATTACACGAAATACACAGTGAAAACAAGCGATTTGCTTGTTATTCTTTCCGATCGTGTAATGCAATCGGGTAACGGCCGAAGTGGCGATTAAAACGTGCATCACTACTGTAGACAAAGCCGTAGCCTTTCATCGTACCAGGTACACCTTTAACCTTAAAGCGTTTATAACCATCTGCCATTGTGTCTAACACAAGAACAGTAGCATTAGGCTTTTTAGCCATGTCTTCTTCAGTTAAGAATCCATCTACACAAGGAACATACAACTGATTGAAGTTCTTAACAACACTCAGATCATCGAACAAATGGTCTGGGTTTCCGTAGTAATCAACTGGCAAATAGTTCATAATGTATTCCTTCTCACATTGTTTGCTGTATGTCGTTATTTTACTGTCTTCTGCCACTTGTGTCAACTACTTATAAAGAAAAAATCCCACATTTCTGCAGGATTTTTTATCTAACCTAAAACTATCTTAGAATGCGTTAACATCGAAGATTGGCTCTACTTCCGCTAGGCCCATGATTTCCACTTGTAAAGTGAAGTCAGGTGTTTTGTAGAATACCATGTTAGACTTCATTGCAACGAGGTTGCTGTTTCCAACGTTGAATCGCTCAGTCATGCGTCGGTTTTTCACGTCGCTCTGATAGTCGTCAAAGTCAATCCAGCTATAATCTTCCAGGTCTTCGTCGCGGTATTTGTTAAACTCTTCTTCAGTTTCAAACACTTTACCGAAGAACGGGTTGGTACGAGAAAGCGAGAAGTAGACAGAACCATCGCACTCTTCAGCCAGCTCATTGTCCAGTGAAAAGTCAACGTTATTGTGCTTGAACGATACGATACGAGCATTGTTCTTCTTAGGCTGGTAGATACGCGGAACGTTCATGATGCCAGTGATTTCTTCGATAGTGTCTTCAGGGAATAGCACCCATTCGTTCACAATTTCTTTAACTGTATCGAAAGTACAGCCGTATCGTTGTGCGTAGGTGGCTAACATTGAAGATTTGGCTTCATTTAATCCGGCATCTTTAGCGATGCTCATTACCACTTCAGTCTCGATGCCTTTGTAATCAAAAGAGTAGCGCATACGACTTGGACGGTTCTTGAAGAAGTCAGACAACATGTATTGCTGATTGTCAATTAAGATCACCAGGCGCTTGCTGTTGTTTGAACCAGAGAAGAACGTTAACATCTCGTCCTGGCGGCCAAGTGCAATATCGCTCTTAGACTGTTCTACAACATCACCTTGCTTGCTCAGATGTTTTAAGAATTCATCGAACACGATCACGCAGTTGCCTAAAGAGTTCAAGAAGGCAAGATATGCTTTGTCTGTGCTGAACGATGCGCTAACATCAACAACAGGTAAACCTAAAGCAATTGCTTGGTTCGCAATCACTGTTGATAACAATGTTTTACCTGCACCCTTGGCGCCGAACAAACCTACTGCCATTGGCTGTGATTGTGCGTGGAACGCTGACCAAATACGGGCTGCGCGAGGCAAAGTTGAACCGTAGATTTTTTCAGGTAGTTTTAAATCTTCTGACTTTTGTGTCAGGTAATATGAACCAGGGCCGTTTGAAGCCACGTGGTAATACGCAGGTGGGACTGAATCAATGATGGTGCCTTCCTGAATACGGAATGGATAGACATTGTCATCGAACTTAGCAAACTGCTGAAGGGTCTTACTTGTCATTGCAATTCTCGCTCTTTAAAATTGTGGACAGGGCCAATCCCTGTCCACACAATGGTTAATCTTTTTTCTTGCGTTTGTAAGTGCCTTTCTCGCCCTTACCAGCGTTGGTGCGGTTGCCCCAGTAGTGAGTATTAAATACATACTCAACTGCTGCTTTTGGATCCTTTGACCAATCGCGGCCGACGTGTTTGCCCTTTGCCATCTTCTTACTCCTCTTCGTCTGAAACGACTGTTGATGCACTTAATGGTTGACCTGGCTTGTACAGCTGATTACCACGAGTAATCACTGTTTCGTACAGGTGCTGGTAATTGTCGAACTCATTTGACTTTTTGTCAAACGTGTCTTTGTGATAGTCGTTTGCCATCTGGCGGAGGAACTTCACATCAATTGAATACTTTTCAGCCAATGCGTTCAAAGTTTCTTTCTGGTAATCCGATTCGCCTTTAGCGCGAGTCTTGCTGTCAGAAATTTGCTTGATAACTTTGAAAATATCTAAGATATCAGCTGGGCTAGATGGAACGATAATTTCTGTTGTTTCGACGCTCATAGTGTGTTTTCCGTGTTGTGTTGTTAAAGTAAGTACATTATAGACATTTTTTAAAGTTTGTCAAACTTTTCTTAGTCCCAATCTATATCAGTCGGTATACCACTGACCTTAGGCTTAGTTGTAGATGGTACATGTTTGCCTAATGTAGATTGCATATCTGCTGCAGAATCGTTAACCACGTCTGTATAACGCATCTTATCGAAGTCTATCCGAACTAACTGACTCTTAAGGCCGGCTTTATTACCAAACCTTGTTTTGAGTGGAAGTATCAGCTGCTGTCCTAGTTCCATCAGTTCTTCATTTGTTACCATTGCAACAAACCAGTCCAATGACTGTGGTAAGCCCACAGACTCTGAAGTAGACGTCATATCCGGCTTATTATCCTTCATGCCTTCACGGTTTGTTTGTGTAGCAGTGAATATAGTAACTTCTTCTTCCACAGCCAGTCCACGCAGTTCTTCTGCAATAGACTTGATGATTGTGTATGAGTTAGCGCCTGCACCTGCCTTGTATCTAGAACTCGCACAGATGTTGATGTAGTCTATGAATATGATACGAGGCTTGAACTTTTTCTTCTGCTTCAGTTCTTTCAGTAAGTATCTGAAATGCCCTGCGTGTGCCGATGATGTAGGGTATTCCTTAACAATCAATCTGCCCGTAGTACGTGAACGCAACTGTTGAACCTTAGATAGGAACATTTCTTTATTAAGAGAAGGGTTCTTCAGTTCGTCTGTTGTCATGTCTAACAAGTTAGCGTCAACACGTTCTTGCACTGCTTCTTCTGACATTTCCATTGTGATGTATAATACATCGTGGCCTGCTCTTAGCCACTCACCTGCCAGGTAACACATCATGGCAGACTTACCAACGTTCGTACCTGCGAGAATTGCACACAATGTCTTAGGTGGTAAGCCACCATTAGATAAGGTGTTTAATGCTGCCAGTGGAAACGGTAACTTGTTAGTGGTGCTCGTATAGTAGTCAAAGCGCTTTTGGAAATCTTCTAAGTAATCCGAGCCGATGTTCTGATCAAAGCTAATTGCCAGAGCGTCTTCTAAGATGTTAGGTATACAGTGCTTATCTAGGCTCTTATCGTTACCTTCAATGATAGAGATAGACTGGTAAAGTGCGTTGAACAATGCTTTGTCTGAGCAGTAACGTTGCGTCTCGTCTATCAGCCATGTTGTGTCTGGCCGTTCAGATCTGTTTTTGATTACTAACTCTATCTCGCCTAAAGCACTTTCGTAAATGTTTTCACTCAGCCCGCTCTGCTTTAGAGATATAACCATTGCTTCTATAGTAGGCGTCGTGCCATACTTGTCATACAACTTGCTATAAATCTTATACAGTTCTTTGTGGTGGCCATCAAAAAATTCATCTTTTAAATGTGGTACTACCTTCGACGCATACTCTTGATCGAATAGAAGACCTTTCACAATCGAAGTTTCGATTGAAATCATAACAGCTCCAATATGACAGGGTCGTCAATATTAACATGACGACCCCTTCAAGTCTACTTATTCTTCAAGGTCATCTAAGAAAGCATCTAACAGATTTGAGTCTTCTGTTGTTTCATCTGTTAGGATCTCACCTGTGCTTGCATCACATTTGGTGCCATCTGTCAATACGACATTGCCGTCCTCGTCCATCACGAACGACTTAGGTGATGTTAACTTGAATAGAGCAGATACTGCTTCTTGGAACTTCTGATTGTCTAACAATGGACCCCAGAACTCTTCAGAGCGAGTTTCCTTTTCACGCCAGTTTCTGTCATCCTTGATTGACGGACGAGTGTACCAACCGTTCTTAGGCTTAGTTACCCAACCACATGCCTGGCCGATGTCTAGTAAACCTGAGAAACGATCAATACCACCACTGAATGTGACGGTGATAGGAATTGCAGACTTTTCTTTAATAACACGAGACTTGTCTGTGTTCATAACAAACTCGAAGCCTGCTAATTCTGAACCATCTTTAACTTGACGTTTACCCATGATAAAGATAGAGTCTGAAGATAGAACCCAACCTTGGCCACCCGATACAACTTTCTTGGAGTACATTTCCATTGTGTCATACGTGTGTTGGATGCCAAAGAAAGGAATCTTTAACGTTTTCAAGTAAGGTGTGATCATACGTGCAAGTGACTTACCTACTTTAGCACGTGTCATGTCTGCTGCACCTGATTCTTTCAGCGCATCGTCAACTTCTTTCTTAGAAGCTAAGTTGCCTAAAGAGTCCACGTAGAACATGATTCGTGTATTGTCGCCAGCTTTCTGTTCTTCTTCAAACGTCTCAAGTTTTTTCATAATGTCAAACTTGAGTTCTTCCATGTTACGCACCGGAACGTGAAGAACACGACTCACGTCAATGTCCATAGACTTCCAATAATCTGGTAATGAACCAAACTCCGAGTCGTAGAACACAATGAAAGATTCCGCATACTTGTCAAGGAATGCTTTCACTGCAACCAAACACAGGTTAGACTTGAAGTGCTTAGACGGACCACATACTAAGTGCATGCCTGGACCGAAGCCACCGTTAAGCCAACCAGAGTAGGCCAAGTTCATCGCTGGAACTGGTAAGCTAATAAGATCATCTGCGTTAAAGAATGCTGACTTGTCCATAGCAGCGGAGTTGTTTACCACTGTGGCTTTTTGTAACTTTTTAAATAAACTCATATCGTCCTCTTAGTTAACCTTATGGTCAAAACAGCCGTTCACTGTATCTAATAAGTCTATACGGTGAACAGTTTTCAATTCTTCAATTATTGCTTCAACAATGGCCTTGAACTGGTAACACCCGTTTAACGTCAATAGGCCATCCATCATGCCAATACGCTTAGACAAGTTAAGGACAGAATCCGTCGTTGCCCGATCGTCATTAAGAGCTTCAAACATACTTTCTTGTGAAGCTGCCTGGATATTCAGACGTTCTATCACAAAGAAGTTTTGTAACTCTGGATCATCGCAATACGTCACAATGCTGTAGATGTCTACATCACATTCCGTACCCAGAGATGCATAGTCTTCAATCAGACGATTAATGACCATCGTCGCACCTTCTTTGTCGGACTCAATTACAACCAGATCATTGTAAACAGATACCATTGTAGGTAGGCTGTGGTCCTTTGTCAGTACGTCGCGGACATACGTTTCTAATTCTACCATATAGTCTTCACTATTAGGTACGCCAGGTGAGACTGCTAATTTAATGGTTACCATTTGTTTTTCAACTTGTTGATGATAAGGGCCGCACTGGCATCTAAGGCTTCGATGCCTTTTGTCTTATCGTTAATTACTGTGATATCACATTCAATGTCTTGCTTAGACAGTGACTCTGATACATGAGAAGAACTTGAAATTTCGTTCAGGGCAGGATCTACAATCTTAACCATGATACCGTCGTTGTGTAGGATATGGTCAATTTCGTTTTCAAACCGTACGTCAGACACAATGATGTTAGACTTAGGTGCTAAGTTGATCCAAAAATTTTCATCTACATGACGTCTGAAGAAGTCTGTACCGATTAACTGTAACAGTTTTCTCGGAGTGGTCTTAAAAACATAGTCATGATTGATGCCCAGTAAAGCCAATATGTCGGCCACCCACCAGGCGTTTTTTGTTTTGTATTCTGTTGAGAGTGCACCCATGAACGCTTGGAAGTAATACTCCGGTGAACGATGAGTGATGATGTAACAAGGTGCTATCGTACTGAACCATAGCTCAAACGCTTGCTTCAGTTTGTTGTGGTCTATAACGAATTCAATTTCAGTTTCTTTTGCGACCACGTCATAACATTGTTGTCTGTTAAGAGGTAGAACACACATTGTAAACTCTTTCAACGGATCCGCGTAAGCATACCGCGAAAATCCAGGAAGCTGCTTCAGTAGTGCGTTGCACAATGTGTCTTTGCCACTGCCAGCCAAACCTATAATACCAATAACCGCCATTTTATAACTCCTCAATTAAAATGTCGCCCGTCGTACATTGTATACGAAAGGCGACGGTGTGTCAACTAAAGAAATCTTCCAAGGATACAGTTTCTTCATAGTTCCAATTGAGTGTTTGAATGAACAACGTCAATGGCGATACAAAGCCCGATTCAAATATTTCTGGCCTGTTAACATAGTCGTCTAACCCGAACTCTGACGGCAGTTTGTTATCAAACGCGATTATGTCTTGTCTGATTGGGTTAGGCTGTCTAAGCTTCACGAACTTAATCTTGTTGCCTGATACTATTTTATTAATCTTCAAGCCTAACAGGTCAATCATGTAGTTATGAATCAACGCTGCCTTAACATGGTTAGGCGTACCTGATGTATAGATACTTGCATCCTTACTGCCCCATTTCTCTAGTCCGTTAACACCACGAGGGATTGCGATCTTCTCCACCGGCATAGCCATAAACTCTGCACGCATTTCCGCGAATCGAGACTGTAACTTCTTCTCGTCCCTATCCAGTGCAATAGCATAGCACTCTTTCAGATACTTCCTAGCCCACTGAGGTGTCGATGAACGGATAGCTTCCAAGCCCATGATCTTAATCTTAGGATCGTTGTATCTAACGCCCTCTGAGTCCCATACTTTCAGAGCATACCGCTTCTTCGCAACAAACACACCAGACTCTGCTATAACTTCACGTTCCCATACCATCTTGTTAGCATAGGAGTTCAGATAGTCAGCAAGCACATCTGTAGTTTTGTCAATGAACGGTGTGATCTTAGTTTTAATGAAACTGTCAATAACATCAACTTTCTTATGGATGTCCGTCACATCTGACAACACAGCATCATGGAATTTCTTCAGTGTGAAATATCCACTGTCCGTATCTGAATAGATCCATAACGGTTCATTGGTGTTGAACATTTTCTGTAAGTGGGTTTCTACTCTGCTTGATGTATACATGTTGACGAGTTGTCCTGTCAACGTGATTGCCTCAGCGTTTTCGATTTTGAAATACAGGAAGTGTTCGTTACCTAAAGCACCATAACCAGCGTTTAACAAGATCTTCATCGCCATTTGAAGGTTGTTGAACAGTGCTATGGCTTCCTCTAAGTGGAAAAGGTCTTCATGCGATGTATCTTCAGACTTAGCCTTAATGTAATCCTTTTCGGCTTGTAACATCTGCTTCTTATACACTTTCCGCATGCTGTACAGTTCTTCTTTAATTTCAGAGAAGAAGCTCTTACGCTCTTTACTGTAGAACTCGAAGTTCGCTGCCATTGACAAGTTATGTTTCTTAACAGCACTCAGGTCAGCAGTGCCTTTAACCAAGTCATCTAACGTGTACTTCGACTTGAGAACTGCAAGCTCAGGTGGCAACTTATGGCGCGGAATGTAAGTTTCAGGCCCGATGTTCACCTGCATCTCTAAGTGAGGATATAGTGAGTTTAAGTCCACAGACATTAACCACTCCACCATCCCAACAATAGGATCACGGACATACCCACCAGGATAATCACGAATTGCTTCACGTTTTGCTTTGAACAAAGGTGCTACATTTTTACCATACAGGAACTTTGCTACCAATTGTTCCCATGCTTTAACGGTGCCTAGAGTATCTTCGAAGTTAGACAACGTGTAATAAGCAAGAGTGTATGTAACTGCAAACAAACCAAGTTTGTCGTCTAGCTGTCTGATGATGTCAACGTCGTATATGTTGTATTCAGTGAACGCCTGAGGGTTCTTGTGGTATAAGTTTGCTAACGTACCTTCGTCCGTATAGTCTATCTTATCTGTGCCTAGTTCTTCTTGTGCGATGAACCCTAACTTGTAAGACTCTCTTGGAGTGAATACGTGTTTCTTATATAAGATAAGATAGTCAAGATGAGGCAGACCTAAGATGTTAACCTTAACACTTTCTTTACCGAAGTCATTGGTGAATGTGTCTATGCTAATGTGACCGAACGGCGATAACATTGACGTGGTATAATCTGAACCTAACAGTGAAAAACATCTGTTAACGATGTATGGCATGTCGAACGTTTCAGAGTTCCACCCTGATGTCAAGTCGTAACAGGTTGTTTTGAAGTGTTCCAACATTGCTCGCAACAAAGCAATCTCATCTACGAACTTGGTATACTCTACGCTGAGTTGACCTACTCGCTTGTGCTGCTCGTTGTGAACATAATCCACCATGCCGAGTACATGGTACTTCTTGGTGAAACTGTCGTATATTGTGACACCATTGATTGGATGTTTTGCTTGTGCAGGCTCAGGGAATTCATCAGGGGACAGCACCTCGATATCGAGTATCGCTGCACGAATGTCATTCGTACTGAACTTAGGCATCTTACCGTCGTAGAACTCTACAATGAACTGGTTGGCGTAGTTTGAGTTCCCATGAATCTCAAAACCTTCAACATCTTTGTATGTCTGAATGAATGACTTCGCTTCTCTTATGTCAGCAAACGAATGTCGTTTCAAAGGTGTGTTGTAAATCGACACAAACTCTGGATCAACTGCGCTATTGTCAACACTGAATAAGGACGGCTGGTAGAAGTCGATTAACTTCGAATACGAGTTACCGTTCTTACGATACTTGAATAAAATTTTATTGCCCCACGTTTTGTAGAACGTGTATAACGGTTTGTCTGATGTAGACATGCTAACTCCTAGTAAAACAAAGTGCGTCGCAGTTTGACGCACTTTAATAGGTGAAGTGGAGTGTTACTCTAACATAAAAGCAAGAGCAGCACAATCGGATCTAGGCAGGCTTAAAAGAAGCTACCCGGAGCAGCATAGGTTGATGGCTTACGAATTTTACCTTTACCATGTTTGTCGCGGAACACAATGTAGTCACCTGAATACACTGGAGCAATATCCATAAAACCGTTCTCATTGATCCAGCGAACTTCTTCTAACACTTTACCAGGTTCAGTGGTAGCTGGAAGATACTTAGACCAGTTACTGTCAAGAACTTTTTGGATCACATCAGTGACGTCGATGTTATAGCAGAGGTTGACGTTATTAAACATCTCTGCCATTAGCTCTTTCAGTGCAAAGAGGATGCTATTTGTGTCTAGTTCGTTGTAGGTATCACGGTGGACCATATCCACAATCCCCATGATAGATGCAGCGATGCCTAAGTTACCGTATCGTAAATCAAAACCTTCAACAGGCTCACCGTAACCTAAGAAGTCTTGTGGCTCAAATACAACGTCTTCATTAGAGAGGACGCGGATTAGGTATGTCAATGTCACAAAGATGTCAGCAACGCCGTCAAGGTGCTCTTGGTTGTTATTAGTGAGAATGGCATCAATAGTTTCCTTTGCCTCTTCGAACACATAACTTGCTTGTGCAATTGCCTTCTCTTTCGAGAAGTCTTCAACCATGTTTTGTGCAACTTGGTTCCATGCTGTAACTTGAGCAACCTGTTCGTTCAGACGTGTAATATTCATAGAATTTCCTAATTTTTGATATTGATTTGAAGGGCCTGTTAGAAGGTCCAACGGTTTGCTTTCTTAATTTCTTCACAGTGGTAACATACACCGCAAGGAGTTTCTTCATTGTTATAACAAGACCACAGTTTACTGACGTCAAAGCCATGTGAGCTGATGTAATCAATAACATCGGCCTTACTCATAGGCACCCCGTCTACAATCAGAGGCATGAGGAATGTCAGTTTCTGCTTTTCAGACGCAAATGTGGCAACATCGCCGAGCATTGAATAGAAAGGCACAGAACAGTCTGAAAATGAGTGACTATCGCCTTCTCTTACTTCTAGAGTTTTGTTGCCTACTGCAATATGGTCATAACCTAAAGATACTGCCATGTTGCAAGAGTGTGCGCCTAGTACCAAATTTCTAACCGGTACATAATCAGCATTAACAGTGTTCGCCAACATCAGAGGCAATGAATACTCATAATGCCCTTTGTATTCTGTGAACAGCTGAGTCAGGCGAGCGGACGCAATTCTAGCCGCCTGTCTCTCTTGTGAAACATACGGTTGCCCGATGTCATAAAACACGGTGCAGAACTGTGCGCCTGTGACTGCTACTAGCAATGTGGATGCTAGTGAATCAAAACCACCGCTTAGATGGCATACAACACCTTTCATAATAACTCGCTCCCACGTTTAATGAATTGTTCGTATTGCGCATCAGTACCAGACCATAAAAACAACTGAGGCTGGCCTAAGGTATTTTTGTACATACCAAATTCATCTTCCAATACGCCTAGACGTTGAGCCACAGTCACAACAGGCCCTTCACCAATCACTGCAACACCTTTAGAGTTCAACATGTCTACAACCATAGTACGACGTGAGTCTACCTTAGCGCGGAATGCATCTAAGTCGAACTGGCGCAGTCTTTGTTCTAAGTCCACGAACGCGTCAATGTTAGGTGTGTTTGGTGTTTGGTTCTTTTTGCTGAATTCGTAGTAACGTGCAACACTCAAGTATGATTGACATTCTCCGTAAAACAACTGATCCATCACTTCCTGGTTACGGATAACAATAACAGACAACCCTGTCACTGAACCCAGTTGTTTTGATGTCGTAGTTACCCACACATCTTCTTGAGGTGTGTAGTATGGAAATGAAGATGTACAGTCAGCAAGTGTTGCTAGATCACCTACATAGACTTCAGACTTGCCTGTTTCATAGTTAACAGACATTGTCGCTGAATCTTGATCTTGTAAAGAGTATTTTCCATACACGATGGCAGATTTCAACAGACGAGAACTGAACCCACCCGTTGTGACTACCTCAACATCTTTATTAATACTGAACAGGACAGACTCTAAAGCCGTCGTGGCTGAGCCCGTGACGAACAACACAATGCTTTCTTGTGGGATTGAAAACTTCGACTTGAACAGCTTCACACAATTTTCATACGTGTTCATGAACTCCGTTGATCTGTGGTGGAAGTGTGGTACGTTATTAGGTGCAAACATTGCTATCCTCCAGAAATTTCTTAACATCTGATAAAACACGTCCATAAGACGTCAGTATAAGTTTAGCACCAGGCTGAGCAGTTTTAAAGCCGTCCATAACAATTTCTCGGTCGTCTATAACCAAATCACACGGGTATAGGTGCTTATTACGCATGAACACACTGTCTACATGTGGGAAATGTAAGCGTAAAAACTTATGCTTGCTATATACATGTTCACAGAACGTGGTACTACAGATGACCACATGATATCCAGCATGCTTCAACATATCCATTGCTTTATATGTGTCAGGATGAGGGTCGAGATTATCGTACAGTTTTGGGTTGAGCCAGTAGTTCATGTCACTGCCCTGCTCAAGGAAAGGTGTCACTGTATCAACAATGACACCGTCAACATCAAATAAACAAGTCTTCAAAGCTCACCTCTTTATCTTCTACCCTTTCAATACGGTCGGACGTTATGTAACGTGCAACCCTCGGGCGATATGTTTTGAACCATTCTTTGCCACTCTTACACTCTAATAAGTGTAACATAGCACCAATGCTTTTCTTGTTGCCTGGATATTCGTAGAGTTTTTGTGGGTCCGCACTGATGCTGTCCACTGCACTCATGAAATTTTTGGCACTGTATAATGCACTGAGTGCTACACCAGACAGATGTGCAACCTTAGCCTTAGTGTCTTCAATATGAAACTTTTCTGAGCCTACTAACTCAGATGCAACTGTATTCACCCACTCGTCACGTGCGTACCCACTAGCTGCAAGAATGTCCGCGAAGCAGTCATACACCATACCGAAAATACGTTTTGCTTTCGGGTTGTTTGCAATTTTTCCATACTCCATGTCTTTCAGATTAGGCCCTGTTACAGACCCCATGTTGTATTTGGAGGAGTGTGTTGTTGAGTCGTAGCTTAGGTGGTTTTTACTCAATACACCTGCATTATTGCATATGATAACCGGTGCTAGGCGTGAAATTGAACCATAGCCTAAGAAGTGCAGACGGTTGCCAACCACATCTGGTTTTTCTAAACAGTCAAATGAGTATATGCTATCAAGTGCCTCTAGAGCACCGATACCTATTGCGCTACCTGCAATTGCATAACCACCGATACCTGAATGTAACTCTGCAGGAACTTGTGACATAATAGCGTCGTGGTATACCTGATAGTCTTGTAGGCTGTTACCTTGTAAGATAACTAGGGGTTTGCAGTTGAAACGTGTTGGGTTGTTTGCAAAGTATTCCAACTGGGCTCTGAGATACTTGCCGCTCTTGATGCCATGTTCAAGGTTTTCAGATGCAATGTATCGCTTGATTGCCATGTTAGTTCTAGGGTCGCCTGGACCAACAATTTTAATAGGGATGCTATCGAAGCTCATTGCAACGTGTGAACCGTTCACCTGGTTTGCAAATATCGTACTGAGTAAGGACTCGTCCAATACCCTGCCTTGCTGCATAACCTGTAACCCGCCTGAGTCGGAGTGTATAGAGCTGAAGCATTCTTCATATCTAAGTATACGCTCAACTAGGTTTTTCTCTGTCATAGCGTTATACAGTATGCCAAAACTAGAGTTATCAGAGAACGTGTTAACTCTTGTGATGGCTTTTCTTACCACATCTATAAGAGTAGGGTCGTCAGCAAGAGGAATTGTTATCTTGGTATGGGTGGTGCCTGAAATGACATATTCAATTCTATTTTTCAACGACTTTATTCCTATGGTGATGAAACGCCCATTAAGGGCGTTTCAGTTGCTTTCATTATTTTTTAGCGTTCTTCTTAGCGTATGCGAACATTGCACGGAAGCTGTTCTTGTTTAGTTCAGTTAGGCCTTGTGCTACTGAACGTTTGCATACTTCTACGTAGATTGTGCTGAATTCTGCATCGTAGCCCAGTTCGCTGATCACGCTGTTGATGATATTCCAACGTCCGTTGCGACCTTTATAACCCAGTGGGCCAGTCGGTACAGTTGGAGTTTTAACACGTTTTGCTTTAACTGGTTTTGTTGCTGCGTCTGCTTGAGCCTTAGCTTCTGCTTCGATCAATGCTTTAGCTTCTGCTTCAAACTCTTTGATCGCGCGGCGCACTGTGCTTTCGCTCACGTTAAATTGAGTTGCTAAAACGATTGCTTTAGTGCCTGGAGTTTTTACTGCTTCTACTGCGATTGCTACTTTAACTTCTTTTGCTACAGTTTTGATTGCGTTCATAATAAAATCCTTCATTGTTTAGTTAGTGTTCACTTTGTTTTGCAGTTGTTGTTCCTGCCCACACATTTATAATAACATCTTTCAGAATATGTACAAGTCTTTTTTCAAAAAAATAGCACTTTTTTTAAAAGTGCTATTTATCGTGTTTTATTGCTCGTTTAGCCGGTTGAGTGCGTCTTGTGGTGCTTCGAATGGCAGGATAGGCGAATAGTCATACCACTCTAACGTCAACAAACCTTCTCCAAGTGGATCAGTCTCCATAATGGATTTCTTATAGTTGTCGTAATGAGTCATCGCTGTTTTGCGATCCACTGTTACAAAGCCGGAGTTCCGCTCATGCTCGAACACTTGAAGTTTAGAGATGTAGCAACGCCCTTGAGTCATATGTGTAATGAAAAGAGATAAATGTTCCCATAAGAACAGTGATGTCATTTCCATCGATACGCCATAAGGCAGAACGCGAAGTGTACCTAATACACCACCCACTGCTGTGTGTCCGTCTTGGATAAGTTTTTCCAACCGAGGATCATTAGCAGGCAAGCACGTCACGTGGTCTTGGTAGTATTCAATGAACTGCTTAACTTTCTGCAGTCCACCGAACGGAACAATCCATCCATTTTCATCGACAGTGCCAGAGAACGTGATCTCCACTGATCGGTCGTAGCCGTGAACAGCTGCGCAATGACCTGGAGTACCATTTGCCTTCTTGTCAAAAAACTGTGCGTGTCCGCAAGGAAGGTTTACATATTTTTTAGTGCTGTGAACTTCAATCATGGTTATCTACCTATCTGATCATTTTTCCATAACATAACATGAACACGAGGGCTCACGTTCCAACCGTGGCTGATTGCAATGTCTGCAATCTTGCCTGCTTGACCGTCGTCTTGTTGTTCGAACGTAGCACCCACAGGCATTACCCAAACATCATATGGCACTGTCAGCGCAGTATTTTCATTCAGTCGTCTGACTATATCGTGTGCTTGTACCCATGCACGAGTGTCCATGTTAAGCACGAACTTAAGGTAAGAATACGGAAAGTTAGCTGTAATGTCTTTAATCACGCTTAGCTTAATCGCTTTCTCTGGTTGTTCACCTGCAACATGTAACAACTTAGGAGAGATTGAGAAGTAGACTTCTGTTTGAAAGGACTCATAAGTGAGTAGAATGTCAATCAGCTCTTCGCATAATTCTACAGTGCCGTTAGTCTCGAAGCATACCCAAGCAGGGATATCGCCCATGTCCAACCAATGCTGAAGGATTTCAACCAGTGCTCGTTGGTGCATTAAAGGCTCACCACCAGTAAAGACATGCCCTATCTTAGACTGGAACGAGTTGTTCGGAGTTAATGCTTTAATTTTTTCTGCAATGACGGCAGTGTCTTCTTTCAGAGCAACATGTCTGAACTGTTTAGACCAACTGTATGCAGAGTCGCAACCGTATTTAGGCGTAGGTACGTCCTTAACAGTCTTAATAGCAATCACTTCTTCGTTGCTGTACTGAGGTTGCCATGTTTCAGGATTGCCTGGCTCTTCCTGTCCAAACCCCATACATTCTAATGTGCAGCTGAAAGTGCGGAGCCATGTACACAAACGACCTGTGTTCTTGCCTTCGCCCTGAATGGAGTAGAAAATTTCTGTGTAACGCAAGTCCATATTAGACTCCTTATAATGTAAAAAGCCGTGCTATTATTACACGGCTTTTTTATTTTTTCAACTGTTATTTAGCAGTAACACGTGCAATCAGTTGTAACCGTTGCTCTGTTGTTAACTCCATCCTGTCGATTAGTGCTAACAACACTTCGAATGGGCCTTGTGGAATTGGCGAACGTGTTGCTGGTGCAGCTGGCTTGTTCGTTGTAGGACCACTTGCTAAATGATCGTCTAAACGTTCTACAGTTGAGTCAACTAAGAACTCGCTGTTGTAACGTGTTCTATGAATTGAACGTAAAGTGCGGTTGATGTGCATTAAGTAACGACCACAGCTTGAACGAATTGGATTTGAATCCAAACCTGCGTAAGTCTGGCCTTGTTCGTAAATGTATGCTGCAACACGTGCTGCGTCAGTTTCCGTTAATGTGAAACTTGGTGAGCGTAAAGTGACTGTTTGGTTCAAGTCTAATGCGTTGAACGATACAATCCAGTAATCTTTACCGATTGCGTCGATACCAGTTGTGACGCCCCAGTAACGTGACTTGCCGCGGTTAGTTAAATAACCATGTTCGTTCTTAACTAAAACTTTCTTTGTTGATAACATAGTGTTTCTCCGTTAGTTCATTGTCTACTTGTACATATTAGAAGAAAAAAGGTACCTTGTCAAGTACCTCTTTAAGAAAAGTTGAAATATTTTAGTCTGAAGTGCCGTCGTCCTGCATAACACTATACTCACGCATTTCTTTACCATCGTTTGCCCATGCGTAACTATCAAGGTCGCGATAGTCTTCTTCATCGAACTCGAACATTGACGTTGCGTATTCTAAAGCAATATCTTCATCTTCAAACTCAATGGATGCTAACTTCTCACCTGCTTCGTTGTAGATGGAGAACACTGTGCAACAACTAACAGGGTTCCACTTCAGATCAAAAAACTCTGCAGCATCTACCTGTTCGTCTGTGAAGAACGATTGCTCTGCTTCACATAATGACTCCACTTTTTCTTGAATCTCTATAAACTCGTTCAACTGTAACATTTAGGGTATTCCTCAGTTAAATTGAACTATTTATATGAGATCGTACTCTTCTGGGATTTCTAGTACGCCTTTTGCATAATTCACTGCTGTCTTAAGCAGAACAGCGTCTTTGCAGCAGTCGTGGATTGAGTTGTGTTTAACAAACCCCTCGAAGGTGCCTTTAGCAACAGGCAGCTTTCTGAGATCAAGTGATAGCATGGTATGAGCAATTGCTGTTCTGATGTCACGTTGATTCCAGAACGCGCAAGGAAACATGCTATACCCTAACCCCCACGTATCAAACAGACCATGCACAATATCAGCAATAATCGGGAAGTCGTAACTCTGACCACGGCAGTAAGCAAGGTCGTACTTCAGGCTGAAATTGTTTTGCTCAAGGAAGTCCTTGAAGTCTAACATTGCTTTAGAGATATGAACATCATGAGGTGACTTCTTCAGAACTGCTTTTGCTTCTGAACTTTGTCCCTTCCACCAGTCCAATGTTGATAAGTCAACTGTCCGTTTTTCTTGACCATCTTTCACATCAAGTTTTCTGTAGAATAGTGCACCATCTTTCAACAAAGAACTGAATGTAAAGTTACTGTCGAAGTCCACGATGATTGCAGCTATGTCTAACACAACTGACGACGGCCTGTTACCCAGGCATTCTACGTCGAATATCAAAATTTTTCTCATTTAGTGAGCTCTTGTGTTGAGAACCACTCAAGAAATGCTTCCAGGTGGTCGATGTATTGGAAGAAGTTAGGAAAGCATGCTAAGAACTCGTTGTAGTTAGCATCGTCGTATGCCATTTTGTTTTCATGGCATATGAAGAATAGCAAGTCGTTCTCAGTCTTAGGAAAGAAGCTTCCGTCATAATAGTTCTCTAACCCAGATACGAACTCTAAGATCAGATGGGCGTTTTTCATGTTTATTGCTGTTTTCATAATAAAATTCCTAATCACAATTTCTATGTAGGGAGTATAACAAAAGGGCTTGTGTAAAACAAGCCCTTTTCATTAATCTTTGTTTAACTCTTCTTCTTCCGCGTCGTCCAAGATGAGTTGCAGTTTATACATGATCAATCCATACTTATCGTTCATGTCTAACAGCTCCTTCATGTCAGGTGATCTTTGTTCTAACAGCGATCTGAAACTAACTGTGGACTCAGTGAGTGAGTTAGCAACGGTTACCCTTGCCGCCCAACATTTTACCCCGTTTTTAGACTTATGAACCAAAACAGGTTTTGTAAGTCCGCCTGTCGTTGGAGACACTTCACACTTAACTGAGGTACCTCTGTTGATTAGTAGTTCTTTCTCATGGGAGAATTGTGATACTTGAGCAATGTATAACGAGATACATCTGTCCAGTCCTCTAATGGTAAAGAATATCTTATTACCTTGTTTACTGCCAATAGAGTAGTCTATAGTGACTGGAGTATTGTCTTTAGTCTGTGTGATACTCAGTACACCAACTTCAGGGTGCGCTCTGAAGAAATCCTCTGCTGTATACGTTTTAAGTGAAGCAGAAGAATATGAATCCATCACATGAACACCGCCCTTGTCCAAAGCCGCAACATCAGCATCTGATATAGACGCACCACGATATACTGGAAGATCTTTAGGTAAACGTATGCCATACAGTCTGAAGGCGTCATCTATCTTTCTAATCTTATCCAAGGTCTCTGTGTTGTATGAGGACACTTCTTCAGGTGGTTTTCTGATGTAGTCGTTGATTCTAGAATAGTCTGTTCCGCTATATGCCTTGACACCAGCAACACCTTTTGATCCTGGCTTGAGGTATAACCCTGTTTGTTCAATTTGGGACTCTATAAAGTCCGCAATGCTACTTGACTTGTTTCTCAATTGACCTAACAGAACGTTTGCTCTGTCTCTAGTGATGGCAGCTTGAGTACCGAATGCCTCACCAATGGTTCTAAGTTTTTCACCTAATGCCAAGAAGTCGTACTCAGGCAAGTCAATAGTCACTCCAGGCATAAACTCAACTGAGCTCGTAAGGTTAGGTCTATTTGCTTTCACCCAATCTTTGAAGCGGTCGCTATAAAACTCAGACACAGGCTTATCGGTTATCTTAAGCGCAGGTGGTAGTGAGTCTGGCACTTCTGCCACAGCGGTGTTGGCCTTGGCCTGTGCTAACTTATCTTTATACCCTTTACCGCTCACATAGACATAACCAATGCCTTCTTTCATAACGCTTAACGCAACAAACTTACTAGAGTTGTCTGTTGGTGACACTATGATCAGAGGGTCACCACTGTTCAGGAAATAGTTTTCTACTGAGTTAGGTATCTTATAGTTTATCACCGCATGAGAGGTGATTGCGGGGAAGAACTCAATAACGTTTGCTAATGCTCCTGCCGGAAGTGATGATGATCCCGATTGTGTTATCATCTTAATCACTTTAGGTGCTGCGTCTAGCTCAGTTGATGCAAGTGTATCTTGTTTAACCTTCCCCACGTTGTTAAGGCTCTTAAGAGTACCCGCCTGAACAGCCTCATCTTTTTTCGTGTTGAACGCAGTTTCATTTGAATGTTTTACAAACGAGTCATCTTCTACAATCAAATCCAGATTGTTTGCATAAGAGCCATTAGGGTAAATGACTTCTTCGGCATGAACGATGATGTACTGGTTGTTGCCAGATGCCTGACCATTAAACTTGTACTTAACAAAAGTCCCCACTGGCAGTGGTACCTCTAGAACAGTTGTTATCGCATCCGTCTTGGTTATGAAGTAGTTGAAATCATCGTCAAATGTTACGAAATTGTCCACTGTGATTTCATATCCATTCTTGAACATGAACTTCCATTCCTTCGACGTGTATGTAGGCTCTACCTCTACCTTCACTGGCTCTGCTACAGTAACAGGTGTTGGCTCACCACTTACCTCACCATATTCAATCGCTGCTTTTTTCTTCTCATACACTTCCATAGGAATAACAGATGTGATATCTCCTGACATAGGTACTGTCACGGCCCTGTCATAAACTGTTTTGCCATCAGGTGTGATAAGGACTCTTACCTGGATTGTCATCTTGCTATTGGACAATACCTTACTATCACCTTTCATGAATTTAAGTAAGGTGCCTACTGGCAAAGGTGAACCAGGGAAATTAAGTTTTGCACCATCTCCTATGAGTTCAACGTAGATGTACTCAATCGCCGTAGGTTGTGATTTTTGTGTAGGCGACTGCGCTGTTTTAGGCTTTTCGCCTTTTTCTAGCAGGTCTGCTTTTTTCTGAATGTACTCGGCGGCACTGAGCATCTTAGTATTGTCGTTACCTGCTTTAGGCACTCTGATTCTAACACCAGCTGCTTGGACGCCCTTTTCAGGTGAAACTATTTCAGAGGTTATTGCAATCACATGATCTTCTAAGACTTTCACGTAAGCTGTTTTGAACTTGAATATTGAACCCTTCTCAACAACAGCACCATGATACTCGTATCTAACCTTGTCTGACAATATTTCAGCATAGGCGTAGTTCTCTTCCGTCTCATCAGGCTTGGATTTCTGTTGGTCTATACCCACTGCCATAACAGGTGTTTCTTTCGCTGCTATAACTGAATCGGCGCCAGACAATTTCTTAAACAGTGGTGATACAGTCCATTCCGCTTTAAACTGCTTACCTTTGAAGAAAGGATATGGTGAGGAGTTGATAGTGAAGAACAACCACGTGCTGTCTCGTTTACCTTCATCAGTGGCCGCGTAGAACGACAGTTTTTTCTTAGGCTCTGCTTTGAATGATCTAGAGATCGCCTTTACAAGCAACCCTGCTCTATCGTTAATGCCGTTCTGCATGATCACCATCATACCAGATGCCATTTTACCATCAGTGGTATCTTTGTATGCAGAGTACGCTTTCAGCAATGTAACCATAACAGCTTTGAATGTTGATGGGTCTATAACAAGGGTACGCGACCATCTAATTTGTTTCTTGAGCATAACGCAGATGCAACGTGTGTTTGCACCATACCGGTTATTTTTAAAGACACGAACTGCGTATTGCTTTTTGTTTTCAGTTTCGAATGTTACTTCATAAACGATAGGCGTACCCGCCCAGGCAGGAATGTCCTTTGGGTCTGTTTCTACGAAGTCATAAGATTTTGAGGTGTTAATGTCTAACACCTCGGTTAGCAGTTCTTCTGCTAGAATATTTTCAGGAGGAAGCATAAGGTTAATCCTTTTAGTTAGACTAACCTTATTTATTAGAGCATCATCTCAGTGCGAAGAAGATGTTTCTGTTTGCGGCGAACAAACCGATGCTCTTTCTTAATATCGTTAGAACGAGCCCGTTTGCTTCTGTTGTTTTTGTAAGTTTGGTTGGGCCAATCATCATGGCCCGGACAACACTGGTCTACACGAATGAGTAAGAAGATTTCTCTTTTCATTAATCATACTCCGAACATAGATAACATTTAACACCTTGTTGCTCTAACCATGCTACTGCACGTTCGAACGATGCAATCACTCGGCTATCGTTCTGGCTGCACAAATACCATGCCTTTTTAGAACCGCGATAGTTGTTGAAGATACGTGTTGTGGTTTTTGCTAACTTAGCTGTCACTGCTTTTGTTAGAGGGTCAGTACAATCCATGTGAATCCAGTAGAAGCTACTAAGGCCTAAATGCTTTTCACCGATTTGATTGTTGGCTAAGTGATCGTTCGCACCGTTGATGATTGCGTTAACGATACGCTCTTGTGCTGGTTTTTGGTAAGTGCTGAATTGTGTTGACATAATATTTCACCTTGTTTCATAATGAAGTCCTGCTCTACGTGATTGAGTATATCAGGACTTCATCTAGGCGTCAACAACTTTTTAGAAAATTTCTGTAAATCCGTCAACTAATTTGAAATTAACTTGGTTACGGAAGTAGTCGGCAAACTCTTCAGAACGTTGTGTGATAACAAAGACGTTCTTGTGTGCTAACTTTTCTCTAACCAGTTTCATGAACAACGATACGCCTTGAGTGTCTAATGGCTCAAGTATTTCGTCTATCATTATAACGTTGGACGTCACTGAGTTTTTAAGTGAAGCAACTTCCATTAGCGCCAGGCATATTGCAAGCGACACACGACACTTCTGGCCAGTAGACAGGTTGTCATAAGTAAAGCCATCCCGGTTCACTGACTCAATCTTGTCGTTGAAGTTTTCGTCTAGTCTGATGTTGATGTAGAACTCCATCGCGTTCAGGTATTCGTTCACACGAGTGTTGATAAACTCTATGTATTCAGCAACGACCGCTGCCTTGATGGCTTCATCTTTCAGAAGCTCTTTACACTTAGTCAACACATCGTTTTCTGCCAACAGCAAGTTCAGTTCGTCTTCTTGTTTTTTCTCAGTTGCTTCTAAGTCAAACAGTTCTTGGACGTATGATGTGTTGGCTTTCTTTTTGGACAATAGCACCGCCTGTCTTTTGCTGTTGTCGATGATGTTCTGCTCTGTTCGGATGTTCTGATCAATTAGCCTAACCTGCATGTTATTGTCTTGTACTAACTTGAGTTTAGACTGGACATCTGTGATCTTAGTGTTGACCAGTTTAGCACCATCTTCATACTGAGCTTTCTGTGCAGTTACTTCAGTGATGTTAATCGTATGTGATGC